TCAAGAATGGGATTTAACAATGGGCCTAACAATCTTGTTGCTTTAGATTTTGCAGCATTTGTCACATTATCAATTTTTCTTTTTCCCACAGACATCAGTTTGTTAAGAACAACTCCTGTTCCAATGTTTCCCACCCTGTCTAACCCAGAATTTTCAAGGATTCCCTTTGCCGCAGCTTGTATTCCAAAGTCTGAACTTGTAGGACTCAAATTTAGTAGTGCCTCACCCGGAATACCTGCAGGCACTAACGCATATAATCCAATACTCTTAACATAATCAGCATAAAACCCCACCTCGTTCCCTTCCATTCTGCTATTAACGCATGATATCATCCATTCTTCCATTGCTTGTCTTGCCGTCCAGCTAGTATCAATAATAAATGACAATGTAATGCTATTTCCCCCATAATCAACTGTGGATGCACGATATTCATCCATGCCGTTAATTCGTAAAGTTCTAACAGCTATATTCTTTCCGGGCAATGTTGCCTCATCACACAACAATGCTAAGTCACGTTCCGAGTTACCGTCCAACCCATAAATCTGCACGAAAAATCTCTCTTGACGCGCCAATCCTTTTGTTTTAACAAGTGATATGAATTGTTCAAGTGTTGGTATACTTGGAAGAGCAGCAGTCGTAACAGTAGGGAGTGGTTGTGCCTGCCCTCTTAAACTGGGGAGTCCATCTGGTCGTGGGCCTGTCATTATATTTTGCTCCGTGACTCGTCCCAGACAGTATTACGAGTTTTTTTCTTGAAATTGTCCAAAGGTAACATTATACTTTTTCTCCAATCAGCAGGATTGATTTTCATCATACGAGATTTCACCTGTGAGTACAAATAATGTTTGACACAAGCATGTGCGCCTGGAAATCGTGAAGCGTTATCTAACAACTTCCATGTTAACTGAAATCGTGTGGTTTCCGTCATCGTGTCATCTGATATCAAGTTAAACATTCTCTCATATAATCTCATACGAAGCATCGGGGGAAGATAATGAAAATTCAACCCATAGAATCCCCCTGTCACTTTCCGAAATGGCACCACTAAGGGAACAACATCATAATATGGGAGGGTTTCTTCCATCTTGGGTTTATACATGAACAAATACATGTCACCAATTCGTACCGTGGTTACAAACACACCAATATCACTTCCCAATGCCTTTTGAGGAGTGATGGTGGTCATCCCCATTTTGCGTATCATGTCCTGATACCACCGAAATGAACTTGTCGGTGTTTCAGTGCTTCGAATAGAATCAAATGGATTTATAATGGGCATATATATTGGTATGGGATACTCTACCTAGTATTTATAGAGGATTACTTATACCTTCCTAAATCTCGTTCAGTTATTATCATAAATTCCCAGTTTTGAGTTGCCGCAAACTTGCGAGCAGCTTCCCATTTAGCGGTGTTGACCCCCCATTGTTTTACTTCTGAAATGAACCCACGAGTTTTTCTTTTCGGGATTTCTGGAGGAAGAGTATATTTGTAGGGTTTCACTTCTATGAGATATTTCTTAATTTTGTTCTCAGTTGTTTTGACTTCAATGAAAAAATCAACAAAATACCGATGAATATGCCCATCAACAGGACTCACATAGGGAACAACAATTTCTTCACTAGCCCAATGTAAAATGGAGTTGTTTACATCACACCATTTCATGAACTGTGCCTCATACGAGCTTCGGTATATAATGTTCCCAGAATTGCCAATGTATTTTTGTGGGTTTTTAGGAACAAATCGTCCTTTGTAACTGTCTTTCGTGTAGGTCATATAAATATTGTATAAGTCATTTCTCTTACGGATAAACTATTTATGTCTCTTAAGCCTCTTTCGTTCGAAAAAAATACCAGAGTGAATCGGGAGGGGCTGGAAGTACATCGGTATCCCACCGATGTTGGCAGCGATGAATATCCCAATTACATCATGTTTAATATCACCAAGCGCACTGGTGATATTGGAAATGTAGAAGTGGAGGCAGCAGGTGCTGCACAACAAGCTGCTGCAACAGCTGACAGATCAAACCAGAATAGACCTGATAAAAGCCCAAGTTTCGGGCGAGCGATCGCGGCACTTGGAGCAGGTGCGGGCGCGGGGTTCGGCGTCAAAAAACTTATAGATGAATCTGGAGAAGCTGTTAGATCAGCTATTGCTAAAGCGGGTTCTTTTGGTAAACCAGTAAATGCAGTAACAGGGTTGTTCTCCACCGCTGTGGGTGTTGGCGTTGGTGGTGCTGTGGCCACCTTCGCGGAGAAGGGAGCTCCGGGAATAAAGTCACCATTTGATGCCCGTGATAAGGTGCTTTTAAAAACAACTATTGCACTCCATCTTAATAATAAACCTTCTGTGAGCTATAAAGCTCAATGGGCAGATGCAGAGTTGGGGATACTCGGCGGAGCCGCGGGAACGTTTTCACAAGTAAAGGACGCCGAAGGGTTCTTAGCGACCGCAGGGACACTACTAAAAGAAGCAGGGGGTGCTGCAGTGGCTGCAGGATTGAAAAATGCAGCCAACACACCATTAAACAACATTGGCGATTTCCGGAGTTTTGCTGAGGCCAATACAGGGAAAGCTATTAATCCATTTAAAGCACAATTGTTTAAAAACATGGAATTTAGAACATTCTCGTTTGATTATGTATTTTTACCAAGAAATAAAGCAGAATATGATTCCGTACAAACCATTATCAAAACATTTAAGCGATACATGCATCCCAAGTTTGGAGATGAAAACTATTTCATGGGGTATCCTGCAGAATTTAATATAGCGTATTTTCATAAAGCAGGAACAAATTATGAAAATATTTTTAAACTTTCAAGCTGTGCATTAACTGATTTAAAAGTGGAATATGGTGGTGCAGACTTCGTAACCTTCAAGGGAACGTCGGGAGCTCCAACAGAAATTGCCATGAGTCTATCATTCTTAGAACTAGAGCTTCTCAGCGAAGCAAGAGTTATGGACGGGTATTAATGACATATTTTTCACATTTTCCTAGACTTATTACAACAAGTAATAGTAAAATAATTATCATTGAAGATTTTCTTCGGCGTGTTGGTGTGACATCTGCATTTAGAGACAATGTAGTTCTTTTAGAAGATTATATTGTATCTGATGGTGAAACTCCTGAAGCAGTAAGCAACACCATCTATGGCACTCCCTTGTATCATTGGGTGCTGTTATTGGTGAATGATATTGTAGATTATCGAACTGAGTGGCCTATTTCCAATTCTCAAATCCCTGCATTAGTTGCATGGAAATACAAGGTGATTGAAACGTTTACTGCCACGTCTGTATACGTAGCAATTTCCACGAACATCATTACACTAACAGAACATGACTTATTTACTGGTGATGAGGTGGTGTATAATAACGGTGGGGGAACGAGCATTGGGGGACTAACGAGTGGAAACACCTATTATGTTGTGAAAATGACTGGTAACACCATTAAGTTGGCAACCACTCGTGCGAATGCAGTTGCGAACACTCCGGTGGTGATTGATTTAACAGCAGTGGGTGTAGGAACTTCCCACACATTCACGAAACAGGGAGATGGTGAACAAGTGCATCATTATTATGATGCATCAATTGGGTATATCGTTGACCAAGATGATTCAAATGTCAATATTAGTCCAGTAACAAACTATGAATATGAAACACAGGTGAATGATGATAAAAGAACCATTAAAATACTCAACGCAAATCTTATTCCGTTCTTCATACAAGAGTTTAAAACAAATCTAGGTAATTAATGGAAAACATTGAGAAGATTAAGGATGTCGGGGAAGTAATAACCGATAAAATTACCATCACTTCCAAAGGTAATAATATTGATATTAAATCCTTGGTGACACACACTGTTATTTACGAAGATATTTTTAGTAATGTGATGACAGGACATGTCGTTATACAGGACGCACTAAGTCTTATTACACATCTCCCGCTGTCTGGGCTAGAAACAATAACATTTGCATTTCGGTCTCCAGGATTCAAATCCGTGATTAGCCGGACTTTTTATATTTCTTCCGTGGATGAGCGCCAACTGGGAGAAAAAGAACAAGCCTATGCCATTCATTTTATTTCAACTGAAGCATTGCAAGACAATGTTACAACTATTGGTAAAAAACTCAAAGGTAAAACCGATGATCTCATTACTAAAATATTCAATGAACACTTAAAGCAGAAAAAGAATTTAGTTGTGACAGAACGCCATGTAAGTGATACTGTATTGGTTTCTCCGTCTTGGTCACCCCTAAAAATTATTAATTGGATATGTAACAGAAGCTACACCAAAACTCCGAGTGTGTTATTTTTTGAGGGGAATAAAAACTTTTATTTGTCAAGTGTCAGTGATTTAATGATGCAACCACCCTACGGTGTATATTCATTTGTCCCCACAACAAGTACCGATGTATACAAAGATTTCGCATCAAAATATAATAACATTACAAAAATAAGTCCTATTGATTTCATTGATGTGTTCAAGGCGCAAGATTATGGATATTATAGCAGTAGTTTAATAACCCATGATATTACCCTGAAAGAATACAAAGAATTTATTTGGGACCATCATACCGAATTGGCAAAGTTGAGCAATCGTGGCACACAAGTATTTCCTAGAGACTTGCCAAGAAATTCTAATACTCATCAAACTGTAAGAACAAAACAATATAAAATGTTTGATGAAACACCGGACCCCTATTATGAAAAATGGGCAATGCAAAGAAACAGTTTCATGTACGAAGCACAGAATCTTCGGTTTGTTATTGAAGTTCCCGGAAAAACTGATATAGAAGTTGGTAAAACAATAGAATGTGTCATCCCCAAGTCAACTGGAAAGGATAATTCAGGAAATGCGACATATTCTGATTATCTTGACCCGTATTTGTCTGGCAAGTATTTAATCACATCAATCAGGCATTCGTTTCTATTAAACAAACATGAAATGCTACTTGAAATTATGAAAGATTCATTTAATAAACCACTGGGTTAATTATGCAAAACGTATATGGAAATAATGCGTTCTATTGGTGGGTGGGTGTTGTTGAAGATAGAAATGACCCGCTGTACCTAGGACGGTGCAAAGTACGTATTGTGGGGCATCACAGTGTAGACACCGGAGAACTTCCTACTTCCGACCTGCCCTGGGCGTTTCCTATGCAACCCATTACATCTGCAGCAATGTCGGGTGTGGGACAAACGCCCATGGGCGTTGTTGAGGGAACATGGGTCACAGGGTTTTTTCGTGATGGAGATGACTGCCAAGAACCTGTAATTATCGGAACAATGGCAGGCACCCCAGGAAAAACATATTATGATAAAATACGCAATACCTCTAACCATGGGTTTCAAGATCCCAGTAAAAAATACCCCCGTGAATCATATTTAAAAAACAGTGAACCTGATATTAATCGGTTGGCAAGAAATCAAAAAATAAATGAAACGATTGTAAAA